TCATCCATTCGTCATCTTCTGCAATCTTATATAAACACTGAACAATAGGCGTATTGTCTACACTCTCAGTTATGTTACTTGAATCAAATTCTGTCTGTAAAACAATGTCATTAAAATCAAAGCGATCAAGAGTTTCTGGTTCATTTAATAGTTTGAAAGTTCGCTCATAATTATCGAGAACGCCGGTACCATGAAGGTCTTTTATCACATCTGCATTGCCAAGGGCAATTACATGTTGTAAAATTTCAGTTCTGTGTTTGTCCGATTTGAATGTTAAATTATGGCGCAATGCCTTTGCTTTTTCAGCTAATGGTCTAAATAAAGGTTGATCCGGAATGTATTCTTTAAATTGAATGCTAATGTTTTTAATATACTGCATTTCTTCTATAAATTCTTTAAATGATTTTTTTCTAAAAACAATCTCAAATTTCAAATAACCATTGTATTGCCTCTTTATACGATGTGGAATATTTTCATAGGGAATCCCCTTTTTTTTACAGGCATCGATCATTAAATATTCTTTTAATTCTCTATACTTTTTTTTCAATGAATCTCCAAAGCTATGTATAGAGGTTGAACCGTGGTAATATTGATAATAACCATGTAAATTATTCATATTTATGAGAAAGAAATTAAAATGAGCTAACTCACCATTGTCGATGGCTTGTGGACTTAAAAGAAGTTTTCCCTTTTCTCTTATAAGCTTACTGAATGCTTTTATGTTTTTTGAAGTCAATATCAGGCCGCGTAACCACATATCTTTTTGGTCAACATAAAGAAACCGCTTGTAAATGGGCGTAGTCGATGTGTTTAAACAGTGATTATATAGATCAGATATCGAAATCCCATCGCCCAATTCCAACTCGAAAGCCATAACTTTTACATCCACGCTGTCACCTCCAGATCAATTAAGTAGTTGAGCATCAATATAAAAGAAAGACCAGCAGCCGGATCGCACCGTTGCTGGTCTTTGATTTCAACAATTGCTGCATGATAATTATCCCTTCAGGGAAGATCTTTATCCGTGGACTCAGCCTTAAACATCTTGTCAAACATTTCCTCCGTCGCCGTTTTAACGTCGTTCACGACGATGTGCGTGTACCATTCTGTTGTGCCCACATGAGCATGGCCCAGCAGCGTCTGGATTGTCCGCAGATTTTTTCCACCTGATACCAAATGCGTGGCGATGGAATGCCGTAACAGGTGCGGGTTGACGTGCTTGATGATACCGGCCTTTTTCCGGTGTCTCTCCATAGCCTTGCGGATATCCACGATCGGCGTATTGGCTGGATCCGGAGTTGTCCCGTCTGATCGCTTGGCCACACGCCGCATGGTCCGAAATACGTATTGATCCGGAGATCCGACACCGAGCGCCTGCAGCGCCTCGGCAAGCCACGGATTCATAGCGGATGTTTTCCACGTTCCACCCTTTTGCACGGTGCGGATGACCTGATTTTCGAAATCCACGTTGCCCCATTGCAGATATTGAGCCTCCGCAAACCGAAGCCCCAGGGTGTAAAGGCACAAATACAGCGCCCGGTAGGGTTGTTCTGCAACATCGATGAAACGCCGGATCTCATCGACGGAGAGGATAATCGGCACGGGTCGGTTATGCGGCAATTTTTCGATTCTGATCGGCTCGATGTCAAATTCCTTTTCTTTCCGGCACCAGTTTAAAAATCCCGCCACTTCATACAGCTCGTTGTTGATCGTTTTATTGGCGACGCTCTGGGCCTGCCGGGTTTTTTGATAGATGGCGATGGCCGGCCGGTCAAACTGGCTAATTTTCCAATCTGCGATGATTTTTAGGATATAATTCCAGACATGCTCAAGCACCCGGTGTGTTTTCTCACGCACTGGCGAAGCATTGGAGCTGTGTAGTTTACGCCAATCCAGATATTCCTGGAAATAATCCCTAAACGTGGCGTCATAAGTGGATGGCAGTTTGGCCTGTGGGTTACGACGATTGGCAATAGCCATCCTCGTTTCCCGGTCCAGAGCCTCGGCCAAGGAATATTCGGTAATACCCGCCAGTGGCTTGCGGACGCGCTTTCCGTGTCGTCCATCCGGCCGGTAATCGAGCACAAAGACCTTTTCCGCGCCAGCGCACGCCGGGCATGGTCTTGCATCGTTTTCCAGCCGCTTTCCACAGGATTTGCATTTAATGAGGATAGCCATAATTTATCTCTATTATACGGCATGCGTCGGGTGGTTTCCTACCTCCCGGATTCTTATTGTCGCCGGTTCCGGTATATCGTCTCCATCCTCTATGAGCACTTTAATCATTCCTTCGGCTGCAATCCGCGCTTCATGAGCTGCTTCTTCCGGGGTGTCTCCAAAAGCGGATAAACCGGGAAATTCCTTCATTGTGGCGATATAGCAATCGTCTTCATCACTCCAAGATAATTGGACGGAATATTTAAACATCATTTCCTCCCAGCAGATACTCATCAATAAAATTCAATAATTGTTTTACCTGATACATTTTTGCCATGCCATTCCGCATTGGTTGAAAATTCATCATGACCTTGTACTTACCGTGCCTGTATATCTTATGGCTACCTGTTTGCCTGCGAAAAATAAAACCGTTCAATTCCGCTAAATGGCATAATTCATCAAATGTTAGATTGACTGCGGAACCCCTTGCTTTTGCTAATATTTTATCGTTTACAGTCATAAAAATTAATAGAACCGCCCCTTTTACTATGCTCTATGCCTTAAATATTTTAATCATTTAATGATCGTTTTCCGTTTGGTTCATTTGTCCGCAAGCGCATCCCAAAGATCATTTTCATGGACAATTACAATTCGTGCTCCACTTTTACGATAGTTAATAGCTTTTTCAATTTTTCGTCCATAACAAGAGAACGCCCAACACTGATTTCCGGCACTACACACGATGAGGTAGTCTAGGTTTTTTCTTACGTTTCCAATTATCACCCCACCCTCGTTTTCAATCATACAAACGATCTCATTGCGCGCAGCTTTCTCGGATTCGCCGGTAATGCAAAATGATTTATTGTCAAACATTATATCTGGGCAACTTGCGCATACACCAGAAACAGCAAGATGTTGCGTTCCTTTATTTTCGTTCGATAATCCGGTTGATATTGTTAGGTCTTTAAAAAACGCTTTAACCATTTCCCGTTCATCTTCATCAATCTTACCATCCGCCAAGATCGTTGTTAACAGACTGTCAATTTCATTAAACGGAAAGCATCCCTTGAGATGATCATTCTCTGATACCCATTTATATAAATTCCTAATCTCTAAATCAGACAAGATGCCGTCAGCAATAATTCCATGCAGCAGGCCATGGAGACGCTGAATATCAGAAGTTAGTGCATCATAATAGGCATTGTCTGTTTTAAAATTATTTATCATCCATAAAATATCATCCTTTTTTTCGATATTAATCATGCTGTCGTTTAAAATGATGTCAATTAATGGTAATATTTCATTGAAGGGATGGCTATGTGAATATAAAATATATTGGTCTCGCCACTTTCTGAGTTCATTCGCTTCATTTTCATTAATATAGGAATCTATTGCAATGCCCCTTAGAATTCCTTCAAGGGTATGAGCCGCTTTATCGAGATTCATTTTACGTGTATAACGTAAATAGCCATATGTGTTCATTATAAAATACCTTCGTGTTGAAGCCAATATATTATAGGACATGTGCGCCACAACGCGCTTCCTGCTTCAATAATGGCAAACATGATACGTCCTGGAATTGCCCTTAATTTTAACGCAGTATTTCATTGTCTTATTAAACTTTCTGTATCGCCGCTTTTTAAATATTTCATGAATTCCGTCTGGCTGAGTCGATATTGTCCAATTTTTTTTATACCATCTCTGGTTTCGTTAGGTTTTGATAATGTAAAATTAACATAGCCGTCTAAGAACTCGCCTTCATCGTTCGTGCTGCACGGTTTCGAATCGATAACTTGACATATTAATTTTATATGTTGCAATGCTTCAATCCATGGCAGATAGCCATCAGGTGTGTCATATAAAATGTCGCCCTGGGAAAATGAATAATGATTACCTTGTGTCCAACGAAGTACTCTTCTTTTCTGTGGGACTATTTTCTCGACTCCATTAATTAACCGTATTTCATATTGTTTCACACCGTTAATAAAAAAAGTTTCCATCCTTGCGGTCATTTTGATGTCCAATGAATCTTTGAAATATTCACCAACGGCAAAATACCAATCTTTTGCATAACCTTCTACAAATTCAGCTATAAGGTTAAGGGTGCGTTTTTGTTTTTTTATTATTTCAGTTTGATAATTTAAAACACTTTCCATGGCCGATATACCGTACAATTTCCGTAAATTTCTTTTTCTGGCACAGCTATTTTGACGATAATGTCCCGGATGCCAAAAGCTGTTTTTTAAGTGATTCCATATCGTTTTCGAGCTTTTGTATTCTTTTTTTGTCATCAACCGCTTCATCAAACCATGTTATATTTTCTCGCAGAGCGTATGCGTATCCGGTGCCGGACGTTAAAATTTTAAAGGCCATGATTGCATATTTTAAGGCATCTTGAATATCAGGTGACGGTTCTGAAGGTGAGATTTTTGTGGTTGAATAAGGGGCGAGTGCTTCCTGTAGCAAATTTGCGGTATTATCGTTTACAGCATATATTCCGGCCATCATTTCTCCCTGACCAGTTAATAGCCAGTTACTGCTAATATTAAACTCATTTTCAATAAATATAGCTTCATGCTCTGATAATTTTGTTGTTCCTTCTTCGCGATATTTTAATTGAGAAGCATTTATCTTCATCCTTCTGGCAAATTGTGGACGTGAAAGATTCAAGTATTCCCTTGATTCTTTTAATCTTTTGCCAATTTCTTTTTTATCTGTAATATTTTTATCCATAAAAGTTAAAATTATCTTGACAATGTGATAATATTAGCATACACAATTAACCAACATTAATAATCGAGGCAAAAAACTAACGCCTTACTGCAAAGGAACCGCTCATGAAAAAAGTAAGTATGGATATCGACTGTGACGCCGAACCCCTCTTAGCGTTTGTTCATCTTTTTAATCTTGGTCTGCAGCGCATTCAATCCCCGGTCAAAATCGGAGACCTTCCTTCCGAGGTCTGCCGTGTCGAGCAAGATCATTGTCCCGCAGACGCAGGTGAAATCTTTGTGCGATTTTATCCATCCGATGCTTTTCTTCGTTTTGCGGCCGCAGTTTTCGCACGGAAGCTCGATTGTGACGTCATCAATGATCCCAGCCATAAAACCTCCGAAATAGTCACCGCCGGCATTGATGTCCAGCGCGACGGTTACGGTATATTTTTAAACACCAACCCCCACCCCAAGTGAAGGAGGTTAAATAAATGATAAACGAAAATAAGCATTTCGTAAATAGAAAAATAATGTTGATCGAACGCGGTTACACGGTCCGTACATTGGCCAACGCAATCGGTATGACTATCCAAGCGGTTAACCCTGCTATTAACGGAACATCCACAAGTTATCGATGTCATGCGAGAATCGCCGCAGTGCTCGGCAAGCCGATGGTTGAAATCTGGCCGGAATTGTATTCCGGCGTTCCTGAAATTTCCAATATTAAAGTTTCGCATGATTCTACAGTAACTGATCAGTAGTGTGCGGTAAATTAACAGTTAATGGAGGAAATCTTAATGAATCACAATACGTTACGAGATAGCCTTTACAATACGATACACAGAAATAAAAAACCGCTCAAGTTGATCGCAGAAGAAATCGGCATAAGCGAAAATTATCTGACGCGCGCGGCGCTTCCCGAACCGGAAGAAAACGAAACCGGAAGCGGTTGCCGTTTCCCTCTAAAAAAACTTGTTCCGCTCATCCGGGCAACCGGCGATTATTCCGTACTCGATGTTATAGAGCACTCCCTCGGCCGATTTGGCGTTCTGTTGCCTCCTCCTACCGGAACGCCATCGTCCGATATTTGCAGACTGGCAATGAAGTCAATCGCCGAATTTGGAGAATTGGTTTCTGAAGTAGAAAAATCCCTATCAGACAATAATATCAGCAAAAAAGAATGCGAAAAGATCGTCCACGAAGGATACCAGACAGTTGAGGCGATCCTTGCGATGGTCGCTGCGTGCAAAGGTAGCGAGCTATGAGCTGTCCGGAAGTTAATATCAATTATTGCAACGCTGCCGGACAATGCACGGCTTCGTCGATAAACGATGAAATAAACTGTCACTATTGCAAACATCTTGGATGCTACCGCGCGAACTGCTGTGTCCTGCGAACATTGTCTGCAGGGTGTATGTCTCCCGAAGCTGTAAAGGCAGCCAAAGAGACGGCAAGAATTGTAAGCAAAGTGATCGACGCGACGACTAAAGAAGGGTGAATCAAGAAATGAACGACCGCGAATTTTCCAAGCGTCTGGAACATCTCGAAAAATTGGTCCGCGAAATTCACGCCGTGTTGATGACAGGCGATGCACCTATCAAGCGCGGTGATCCGGCTATCGCCCTGGCCGCCCGCGAACTCTTAAATGGAAACGATGCCCCTCTGAAATTATTGGCCAAAAGAAAGATGGTGTCGTGATGATCACATACGAAGAAATCGGGCGCGTGATCGGCGCGCTTGTGGACAGAAAAAACAAAGCATACGGAGACAGTTTCGCCCATGCCGGAGAGGTCCTGAAAATACTCTATCCGAACGGAGTGTCGCCGGATCAATACAAGACGATGCTTTATACGGTCCGCGTCATCGACAAGCTGTTCCGTCTGGCAACGCAGCCGGACGCCTTTGGAGAAAACCCGTCACGCGACATCGCCGGTTATTCGATACTCATGAGTAAAGGTGAAAAAGGTCAAGAAAATGAAAAGAATGATTAAGAAATACCCGCTTGAGTCTGCTTTCTGCATTTTATCCTTGATTATTTCCGGCATATTCTTGGCGGGAGTCTTCTGGTCAGTATTTTTCTGTCAGCAAGATTATGATCGGACAATGACGGAAATGCGTAGACAAGAACTTCTTCGCAAAGCGGAAGATCCGGCCTACAGCACAGAATACAAATCGAAAATTAACCGTCATGGCAATCCATCGGTGATCATTTACGAGCAAGACAAACCGCCGTATTACGTCCGCGACGGGAAAAAATGCCTGCTATAAAAATGCAGGCGGTCCGTATCGGCGCTTCAAGGTGCGGAACGTTCCGGTCCATCGCATCCGCCGGACTAAGCCCGCGCACCGCCTGCAAGGAGTAATTATGGACAATAAAATTTATGAAGCTCAAAGGTTAATGCGCTTGGCGAATGAAATCTCACCAGACGCTACATTGATTTTCCTTCAGGCAATGAATGAGTTGGCCGTGGGTAAGATCGTATCAAGAGAAGCTTATTATTTCATGTATATGGCGCTTGCCGAAAACATCAATACGGAGGCCAAAAAATGGAACAATGCAGAGTGTTAGATATAATCGACGCCGGAAACGATTTTATTCAGGGTCTTGATGGAAGACCCCTGTCCGTCGGTGTCATTATTATTCGGTCTGTTGTGCGAGATATTCCCGAAGATCACCCGATTTATTGCAGAATCCAGCATAAACCGTTGTTTCTGAAAAACCTGAAAAAATTCCTCTTGGGAGCGTAATATGTCGTTTTTTTTCGGCGTTATCGCCGGTTTATTTCTTGGCATTTCGATCGGTTTTATTGCTGGTGCAAAGTAATGTCTAAACAGAAAACACAATGTCCAAAGTGCGCATCAGGCAACGTTTATTTCCAAGACGGAGAGTATGCTTGTATGATGTGTGGCAAACGATTTAGCAATCATACACATACGCCAACAAACGAACTCCCGCCGGAACCAATTCAGAGTCAAGATAGTCCGATAAATATACAGCAGGCAATGCAGCACGAGACACGAAAGGTCAAAATAATGAAAGATAATAAGGCGAAAACAACAGAAAAAACGAAATATTCATCAGGTAAAAAAGGAATTTGTGTTAATTGCGACCGCCAACAATTTATCGTAGACAAGGAAGGGTTTTGTTCCACATGCCATAAAGCAGTCTTGCTCATCGATAAATCCGATTCAGTCGCCTACCAGGAAGCCCTGGACAATGCAAAACAAAACGCTCATGCACGCAATCCCAAAACAACAAACATCACTGCTACAGCCGAACCAGATAGTGGAGAACTTCATCTTCCGAAAATAAACTCCACTCCAGCAGATGATCTTATCGAAGCTCCAAAGAGCATCTTGAATCTCACCATCGCCGAAGTTGCATCAGCTGGTATTCCCGACATTATCAACCGCCTGGCAGCGGAAGAAGATTATCATATGTTACGTTCGCAAAAGTGCAGGCAGGCACGCATGATATTGGAACAGCTATAATTGGATATATGTGTAATTATTTAATATAGCTAAAGATTTCAACCCGCGAGGATGCCCTAGGACAAGAGATAATCAATAACGAATAGTAAAGGTAGAGTTATTTTGAATATCATAATGATTAATGATTCATTATTTCATCAATTATCTTTCAGTGAGCCTCCCGCGTCCCCTGCCCCCCTTAAAATAAATAACAATTCAAGTGTCTCTGCCGCTCCTTTTCCGGCGGGTCCTTCCGCCGCCCTGAATCCATACGGGTACGCAGAGACCCGGAATTTTTGTCCGGAAGTATTTGAAATGAGACGGGAATTTGGGAATGTCTGATTATACGATTGAAGTCAATATGGATAAAATCTGTTCGGTTTGCGGACAGAATGGAGTGTTGGATAATGGAATGTGTCTGACCTGCGCGAACCGTTCTATGGAAGACGCTGTGCGAGATCGAATAGCCCAGGAGGAGAAGGAAATAAACCAGACTCCAGAAAATAACGTCATCAACGGAAAATTCATCGAAAAATGTCTCTATGAAAATTCCCTGGGAGACGCGACGCTATACGCCGCCATGTTCCGGGATAAATTCCTATACTGCAAGGGCCAGCAGGAGTGGTATGCTTGGGATGAGCACCGCTGGCGTCTTGATGTGATGGATGAGTCATCAGTCGCTGTGGAGGCAATAGCGAAAAAATATCTGGATGAATTCTTTGTCTCCAATAAAGAGATTGCCTCCATGGCCGAGGCCGGCGCCGATAAATCAGACATCAAAAAGTTGCAGAACAAATGTGAAAAACTGACTGAGCGTGCCAGGCAGCTTCGCGGACCAAACCGCCGCTCCCAGTGCCTGAACTTTGTCCACACGATCAAGGATCCGCTGGCCATTTCCGGTACCGAATTTGATAACCAACCGATGTTATTCCCATGCGCCAACGGCGTCATTGACCTGGAGACCGGAAGGTTACTTAATGGAAATCCACGGGATTATCTGTGTGCATCCAGTCCAATTGAATACCATGGGATCGCGGATCCGCCGGAACTATTCATCAAATCGTTATGTGAAATGCACAATTGCGATGGACCGTATGATGACCATGCAATGGTCGATTACATCCAGCGCCTGCTTGGGTATGCCATAACAGGATTTTCTCACGAAAAAGTCTTCCCGATATTTTATGGCAAATCTGGATGGAATGGCCGTTCGCTTATCCTGGAGACAGTCAAGACCATCCTCGGGTCCATGGCCGCACCTATCCCGTCGGAAATGCTGCTATCCCAGAAGATTGCAAAAAGCGCATCTGGCCCAAGTCCTGATGTTATGTCGCTCAAAGGCCTGCGCATCGCCTTCGCCTCCGAAACAGACGAAAACCAGCGATTCAGCGCAGCAAAAATCAAATGGTACACCGGGAACAACGAACTCATCGGCCGCTGGCCAAACGACAAGCGCCCGATCCGTTTCAATCCGACGCATACGCTTATTTTGGAGACCAACTACCAACCGGCAGCTCCCGCCAATGACCGCAGCTTCTGGGAGAGAGTCCACCTCATCCCGTTCAACCTAAGTTACGTCAACCGCGATCCGCGCGAACCGCATGAGCGGCGGGCGGATCTAAAGCTGCGCGAAAAGCTTATTCCGGAATATTCCAAGATTTTGGGCTGGCTTGTGGAAGGTTGCCTCAAATGGCAGCGCGAAGGAATCAATCCTCCGCAGATCGTCACAGAGGCTACTGCCAAATATCGTGCGGACGAAGACATGCTCGGAGACTTTATCGACGAGTGTTGTGTTCGTGAGCCTCTTGCCAAAGAAAAAGGATCCGGGCTCTATAACCGTTTTGTGTCCTGGTATCATGATAACCACGGCGCAAAGGAACCATCCGGCACATGGTTCGGCAAGCAGCTTGGCCAGAAATATGAAAAGAATAAATCCGACGGCGTTATCGTCTATCACGGATTAAGACTGAACGATTTAGAAATGAAATAAACAGGGACACAGGGAGACTTAAAGCCATGGATCACGACAAGAATACAAAAATATTTACAGAGCAAAAACAGGAAACAAACCTTCCATCTATCCCTAATTTACAGGGAGGGTTTGAGAATCTAACCAAAATCAGCTCCATCATTGCAACTATCTGGAATCATAAGTGGAATGACGTGGATAGTTTGCTTGGTATGGATTTTTCAGGGAGGGTGGAGGGTTTCACCTTAAGCCAGCCTCTGATGCTTTTTTTTGACTCCAGGGGGTGGATATAGGGAAAACCCTCCGACTATCCCTGAAGGAAAAGGGCGGGGGATATATATCCCTTATTATTGTAATGAAATTAAATAGATAGATAAAAAAGAGAGAGAAGAAAAAGCAGGGAGGGTTTTTTTGAACATCTTAAATATTGTCCAGAAACAGGTCCAACTACATAAAGCTTCCGCCACAAAGGGCGGCGAGTGGCACGGTCCATGTCCATGGTGTGGTGGGAATGACCGCTTCCATGTCTGGCCGGAACAGAACGGCGGACAAGGGACTTATTGGTGTCGATCGTGTGGCAAAGGGGGTGACGCGATTCAGTTCCTGCGCGACCACGACGGGATGACGTTCAAAGAAGCGTGCGACTATCTCAATATAAAAGTGGAAGAAAAGCAATATAAGCAGCCAGACACCACGCCGCACGAATACCAACCGCGTGAACCACAAACACCTTCCGAACAGTGGCGAGAAAAAGCAGAAAAATTAGTCACATGGGCCCAAGCACAACTCATTGAACACCCGAATATTATGCAATGGTTATCGGCACGCGGAATCAGCGCCGATTCTGCTTTAAGGTACCGCCTCGGATGGAATCCTGGAGAAGACGGGAAAGACATATACCGCGTACTGAAATCATGGGGCCTCCAAGATATAATCAAGGAAAACGGACGACCGAAAGCTCTTTGGCTTCCTATTGGCCTAGTCATCCCTAAAATTACAGACGGAGTAATCCAGCGCATCCGGATCCGCCGTCC